GGTTTAGTAAGCGGTGAAGCACTAATATATAAGTACTCATTTGCATTAATACGCTCTGCTTCAATACTGTTATAAATAATTGTACCTAACCGGTAAAGGTCGCTAGGAACTGTCCAATTAGGTGCTGAGTAAGTCATATTACCAGTCTTCTCAAAAATATTAATCTTTTCGTTTAATAAGTTGAGCATGTCTGAATACTCGGTGTCATTACCATGCATTCGGCCAAACTGATTGATATCATAAAAGTATTGCTCAAAAATATCAGACTGTGCTTGATTAGCAAACAAGTTAAATTCCTGAGGAGTTACGTACCCTCTTTGCTCTTTGTTAAGGATAGCTAATACTCTCTGGTATACTGTATCTACGCTTACTGCCATTTTGTGTTTGTTTATGTGTATTAAGTAATTAGGCCGCTTTTTACAGCAGCCTAATTACAAAAAGATATGTATTATAGCTGTTTTTCTACGGCTCGTAATACTTCCATACCCTCATCTGTTTTAAAATAAGCAGCGAGAGCTGAATATGGATGTTCATTAAACGGTACCGTCAATAGTTTCCTACCGTTATTTGCATATGTGAATGTGCGTTGATCTTGCGATAAAGTTAAAATACCGGTTTCAGTAGCTTTAATGCCAATGTTACGCAGCATAACGTTATCATCGTTAGCTAGATCTAAGAACAAACCAGGTTGATTACGCGCAAGTATTAGTAAATCGCGTTTAAGCTCCTTAGATGACGCGTTAGATACCTGTGCTGAGCCGTATTGAGCTCTTAAAATTGCTTCTGCTTCGTCAATGTCCATCGCTTTTGCAACGGTCATTGCTTCTAACTCTAATTCAATCCAGTCAGTTTCGCTTTCTGCGATCTGTTCTGGTTTGTATTCCATAATGCGACCTTGTAGTGTATATGGGTGGTACAAAGAAAGAAGCTTTTGTAAAACTACGTTTTCTTTTGGTACGCGCAAGATACCGTCTCTAAATACGATACGCCCTAATGTGGCTGTACCTTCTTGCTCATCAACAAATGGAGTACGTTGGTTTGTTGCGTAACGCAACTCACGGTTGTAACCTACTGTTTCGTCAAAATATAGTAAAGGAGTACGCGCAGAATGTACTGTAGGTAATGTAAACGCCAATGGCTTACGACCTGAAGTAATTTCGTACAATCTATCTTTAAATACCCATGTGTCTACAGGTGCTGCCGGAGCTGGCGCTTCGACTATTTGTTCAACAACTGCTGCTGCAGGTGCTGGTTTTGCCGCTGGTTTTTTAGCGGCAGGCTTTTTAGCTTGTGCCATGATATAATATAATTAAATAAAAGATAATAATCACCCCCGACCGAAGCCGAGGGTGAATAAGTATTAACTCAATTATGCTGTAGTTTTCTTCAGCATTACGAAGTTGTTAGCAGCTTGAACACAAAGTGCACGCTCAGAAAGGAAGTGTACGTTCATTTCATCAGCATCACTAGTGTAGTTGCCACCAACTGAACCAGTAACCCAAGACTTCATACGACGATCTTCAGCTTCAGAAGCACGGTAACGTACGTGTAAGAACGGACGAGCGATGTTCTGACCTAAGTTTTGGTCGTATACAGTAGAAGTACCAGCAGGAACAATAACACCCTCTACGTCAGCAATGCTACCGCGAGTTGCAGAATCGTTCAAGTATTTCCAGTCTGTCTTGTAGAAATCGTAAGAACCACGACGGAATCCAGAGAAACCTAAGTTCAAAGCCATATCTTCAGAGTTATCGAATACTCCGTAAGAAGTACCACCTGATCCGTAGCTATTAGCACGAGCAAGCATGTTATCGATATCCAAAGCAGTAGTACGATCCAAGAACATCATGTTCTCTTCAATAGCACCTTGCTTGTCTAATTCCTGAAGAATTACGTCAAAGTCACCTAAACCAGTTAAACCAGAAGCGTTGTTGAAGTCTTGGTCGTTAAATACCAAACCGCGAGACTCTAGAGCCGCGAATAAACCTTCAGAACCTTCGATTTTAGCAGTGTTACCAAAAGCAGCAGCTTGAGCGATATTAGATTGTGCTTTTTCAGCTTCAACCATGCTCATTTCGAGGTAGTCTTCAAAACGTAGACGAGACTCGTGCTCAGACTTCAAGTACCATAAGTATCCAGAAGTACCAGCTTCAGTAGTTACTTCAACCCAACCGATTTGAGCTACATCAGAACCTTTAACATTGTACTTATCACGTAAGATGATAGGCTTGTTGTCAAAAGTAGTGAAAGAAGCGTCCATTGAGTTTCCAGCACCTGCTGAACCTTTAGTGTACTCAGAACCGTAAACGAATGCTTTAGCATCAGTAGCAGCACGCAAAGTACCAGTACCTGCAGGCAATGTTCCGTCAGCGCTATCGTAAACTTTGATAGTAGCTACGTTACCGGCTACAGAAACAACATATGCTTTGAAAGTCTTGTAACCTTTAGATACAACCAATGTCATACCAGCACCAATCAAGTGATTAGCAGGGAATGTAATGGTAGTACCAGCAGCGTTTACTGTAAGACTATCGTAAGCGATGTGTAAACGTCCTTGCTCTTGCCATACTACGCGGTCAGAAGCCATAGGCATTTCTGCACCAACCATGCGCAAGAATCCTGATACTGTACGGTTTCCGTAGCGCTCTACTTCTTTCTCGTATACCTCAGGAAGGAATTGTTGTGTAAAGTCCATGTCAGACACAGACAAATAGTTGTCACCAAACAAGCCCTTAATAGGACGTGGAGTAAGGTGAGCTAAGTTTGCCAGACCAGCTGGCGACGTTGCAAAACTCATTTCTTATTTGTTTTAATGAATTATTTTTTAAACTTGACCTTGAGTTTAGAAGTGCTTTCCCCCTCATTTACAGCGCGTATAGTCCACCCGTTTTGTGTCGTAACTTTTTCATGAGTCCCTCTCGGATTCATATCGACATTCTTCGTGCGTGCCATACTATCCTTTACTGCATCGGCTTTGCCTTGCTCGTAAAAGTGTTGTGCAACTTGATCGGCATTCATAGCTGTGAACAGCGATTTATGATAACCCTTGGCGTCTTTCATTTCCCCCTTTTCATCCAAGAACTTCTTGATAAAGTTGTTAATGTCGCCTTGAGTTTCTTTAACCTGGCCAGCATCTTTAACCTTAAAGCGGTACTTCTTGTCGCCAACGCTGTAATCGAAACCTTCGAATTTGTCGCTGAATACTTTCTCGCTTTCTTGTGTAAACCTACTGGTTTGTCGTTCTGCTACTTTAGCAGCTTCTTCACTCTCCTTATTATAACGATTGAAAAATTCAACCGCTTTTTGCTGTTCTGGATTCAATCTTGAACCCATTTTAATTTCGTCGTAGTATTTAGACTTTAAACCGTCTAAATGATTTTTAGCCTCTGATAATGCTTGTTTACGCTCTAGTTTCTTTAAACGTATTTCACGCTCATCATCAACGTCTTCGTCGTAAGAAAACTTATCGGCTAATAAGAAGTCAATGTCTTCACGGTCGTAAGCACTAAACTTAGTTTCATAGTATTCTCGAAGTAATTGATCCTCGTTTAAACTAGAATAGTCTGTGTTAAGACGTACATAATCTTCTAAAGAGCCACCTGTTTCATCCATAAAGTCTACGACTTTTTGAATATTTTCAGGTAAGCTAGCCCCAGCTTTTGCGGATTCTTGAATTGCTTCTGCAACTTCTTCTTCCAACTGTTCTGTAGCCTCTTCTACCTCTTCGTCTGTAATTTCCATTAAGACAGGCTCTTCAGGCGCTTCCTCTTTTACCGGTGCCTCGACCGGCGCTTCCTCAACAACCGGCTCCTCTACCGGAGCTTCTTCTACAGGTTGCTCAACAGGTTCTTCTGCTGGCGCTTCTTGTGGTGTTGCTGAGAAATCTACTTTAATAGTACCATCATCACCCTGTGAAACAGGTGATGTGTCTTTAGTTTCTTCACTCATGATAAAATATTATATAATTGTTATGGTTATTATTACCTAGGTTCGAAGCTTCCTAAACCAAATCCACCGCCAAGTATATCATTACCAGAGGATTCGAAGTCTTTAGGTGCTCCACCTTTTTGTCTTTGGTCTATAAGTTCGCTTTGCTGCGAGGCTTGTATTTTGGTTCTTTCGTCTTTACGGTCTTCAGTTTCAGAGATTTTGGTTTTTGCTGCATCTACTTCCAGCCCCTTCAACTTCATGTTATATTGAAACTCAAGTGCCATTAATTGCATCTTAGCTTCCACCTCTTTATCAATTCTAGCTTGCTCTATTTGTGCTTTCAGCTGTTCTAACTGCGACTTAGTTTGTAAAGAAGCTTGATCTTTCTGCATTTCTGCTTGAGCAGCAACTTGTTGTGCTTGTGCATTTGCCTGCGCTTGAGCCTGCATATTCTGCTGTTGCATCATTTGATCGCGCTCTTGCTTTTTCTTACGGCGTAGCTTCAATAATTGGTTAGCTAGCTTTAAGTTTTTAACTTCGCGGATATCAATAGCATCGTCTAAGTCTATAAGCCCAGCGGATAAAGCTGTTTGAATGTTGTTTTCTAAAAGCGATTTTTCTTCTTCATCTGGAGATAGCTCTAAAGAAATACCAAAGTCATGCAAATGCAAATCTTCCATTTCGTTTAGTATACCTACATTATGCCCACCTACTTTTTGTATAAATGCCGCTTTAGACGCATCAAACTCTAATATGTCCGAAATACGCAAAGATAAACACTCAGCTGTTTCAGCTGTTAAGAACAATCCTGCATCTAATATATGGCGCGTTGCTGTATTAGAATTTGCAGCTGCCATTTTTTGCACACCTACTAATGCTCTTGAATCAGGTGAAGAACCATCACGAGCTTCATTAAGACCCGTTACATCACGAATCATCTGCAGGTAATAGTTATATGTTTGTATAAGAGTTTGTAGCTTTTGACCGCCCGCTCCGGTTTGTAATGGCTGAATTGGCACTTTGCCGGGGTTCATATCACCCTCACTAGTAAACGAACGACCAATAACAGAACCCGTCTGGAAGAACATGTTAAGTGCCTCTTGCGGGTTGTAATTTGTACCGTTACCTAAATCTATTTCAGCTAAGCCGTCAGCATCCATATATACCCCATCGGGCATCATTCTTTGTAATACCTGCTGCATTTTTAAATGCGTAAGCTGTATCATATCAGCAAAACCAGTACAACGGCTTACGATAGATTCAATCTTACCCTTATACATACGTGGTGCCACGATGCTGTAGTTCATCTTAACCTTAGCGTAATCGCTCTTAGGGCGCATCATATTTTTAGCCATTTCCCACTTAAGCATGATGTCAGTACCTAATATAAGTACACCCTCATACAATACTTCTAGCGAGCGGGCCATTTTGCCAAACTCAGCTTCCAGCAATTCTTTCGGAGGATCAAACTGATCGTCTCTTACTATAATTTTAGAAGCACCAGTTGCGGTTTCTTTAACTTTATACACCTCGTTCATGTACGTTTTATAGTTAAAGTATAATACCTGCACTACATTGTTGTCACGAACGTCATGATTTACTAATGACTGATCGTATCCAGCACTGTGGTTTTTTGACCCTTGTTGCTGTATTTTTTGTAATTGGCTTTCGTCTAAATCCGGAAATTGCTTCTTAAGCTCGTTTAGCGGTACAAATTTTACTTCACCTACATAATATATGTCTTCGAAGTAAGGAGACTCACTATAAGAGTGTACCAGGTAAGCTGGATCAACATAGTCTACCGTTACTCCTTCTGATTGGCTAAAGCTATTTTTGACTGCTGCAACCCCTAAAGTTGTAAGATCGTAATAAAGACGCTTTTTAGTTAAATCGTAATGATTGCCATCAAGTAAAGTATTGATAGCTACTTCTTCTGCTATTTCTACGCCTTGTTTGTAGCTTAGCTGCATGTGTAATTCAAGCTCTTCTTTAGAATCTGGCAACTGCTCTGGGCTGTTTTCAAACAAATTCATTCCAAATTGCTCTTGTGCAAACTCATTTAGCTCTTTTGTTTGCAAGTCACGTATAATAGATTCCATATACTTTGTGCGTTTGCTTACACCGTACGGATCTTGTGAATATGCTTTTAAATCAAAAGAACGATCTGCAATACCGTTAACTACAATATCCACAAATTTAGATAATATAGGTACTGGCTTCCAGTCGAGGTTTAAGTAAGACAAATCACCATTTACAGATAGCTCATCTTTATATTTCTGAACGCTTTGCTCACCACGCGCATACAATCTCAGGTTATGAAACGTATTTTGGTTGCTTCTGAAACGAGTAGTACCCGAATTACTCGAGAACCATTCGTTTTGAATAGCTCTACCTACTTGCAACCCATACTCCTGCGACATCTTTTCAGCATCGCTAGCTATTTGGCTGGGGAAAGCGCTATTTGAAACCGACTTAACCATAAATTATTTTATTATTTCTGAACTCAAACCCTCTTGACGGAATTTTGAAATCTTTATATTCAACTTTGTTCTTTCTAATTTACCTACTGGCCTATACAACTCTTTGTTACATGCCATTATTGCTAAGCCTGAACTTATTGCGGCATCATATTTAGTACGTTTGTTTATATCAAACTTAGACCAGTCGTTTAGTGTTTCGTTAAAGTACATGTTGCCATACTGCCCGTCTTCCATTAAACCTACGTACTTATCTACGTACATTTCAATTGCTGCAGCGTGTGCTTGTTTCATATCCTCGCTCGAGTTAGGAACACCACCAATTTCTTTTTCCGTTACTGATAGCTTGTTCCAAAGTCTATCCGGTCGGTTCATAGAGTATCCTCTGTAACCGCGGCGCTTAAAATGATAAAGCAACCTAGGTTTGTTATTCTCTGCTAGTATAGGCATACCGTAAAAAATACAGGCCATTAATACATCTTCAAAAAATATTTCAGCGGTTTGTGGTCTGGCTATATATTCAAGGAAGAATGAACTTGGTGGTGCATCTTCCATAGTAAACTTAGTGAGCCCGTGTAAAGCTCCTTTTGAACCTTTGCCGTCGGTAGTTCCTGATATGTCGTAACTATCGCAACCAAATGCGCCGACGTGTTCATTGCCCGGGTATTTAACACCATTTTTTGTGATTTGCCTGTTCTGAAGTTCAGCTCCTGGTATCCAGGACACTTTAAATCTTCCCTGAGGAGTTGGCATAAACACAACTTTTGTATCTTTCACACCGTTAACCCACTGAAAATTACCAGTGGTTACAACATTAGTATTACGCAGATCTTCATTATAATCAACCTGTTCGTATATTTTTGCAAGATTAAACAAGCTATTTTTTGTTTCATCTCTAAACGCGTGTTCTTCTGTACGTGGAAACTGGCGGTAATATTCGTTCAAACCGTCTTGGTCTTGCTTAAGACCTTCAACTTCATTGTTCCAGTAATCTATAACCCCTTGTTCAATAGTGTCCCCAAAAGGATCTAACACTTTTTCTTCAGGGGTATTAAATACTGGTTGTCCATACTGATCAATAAATCCTTCGTAGTTCCACTCCATAGGTATAAAGAGTGAATATAGCCCAGATTTAGTTTGGCCATTCGAGTTTCTTTTACTTACGTCAGAGTCATTATATAACTTTTTGAAGTTCTCACCTCCTTTATCTAATGAATTCGATGTCGAACCCATTAAACACTTGCCTATAATTCTAGCTCCCAAACGTAACGTAGTTTTTGTAACTCGCCAGTTGTTTAATATGTTATCCGGTCTTTCCCATTTACCACTCTCATCATGCACTAAAAGCTTTAGCTTCTCCCCATCATAAGAGTTGTCTCCCGTATTCTTCCAGTCAATAGTTGTATCAAGACCCTCAAGCTCTATTTGCTTTTCCTTTGCCTGAATCGATTTACGGGTTAGCTTAGAAGCAGGAACCCTATATGCCAGTTCAGTCTTCGGTCTATCCATACCATCTTGTATAGGTTTGAAGAAAAACGGGTAGTTAACGGATATCGGTACAACTTTATCGGTAAACATTTTTTTGGCATCACTACCTGACTTTGATAGTATACCAAATCTGGCATCACTGGAGATGGTCGCCAAGTTGACTGTTTCTCCTGAAGCCATAAATGAGAATCCACTCCGTCTGTTCTTAAGATAGCACATTCCGTAGCTTCTTGTATCGGCTTTACAGGCTTCCCAAAATATAAAGAAGAGTCTGTTTGCTTCACGGTAGTCGGGATTACCGACATCAATCTTACTCCACTGCAAGTACATGTAATGAGTCCCAGTGATATAAGTAGGAGTCCCCTTGTTATAAAACCAGTAACCGCCATCACGCCTGTTGAATTCTTCATCAATGTATCCCTCCCAATTGCTCTTAAACTCATCTGGATAGGTTTGCCAATCAAATATACTCTTGATTCTTTTAAGCTCTTTAGGATACTCCTGAACAGCCCATTTATCTAAGCCTTTAGTTAATCCTTTCGGTGCTGGCGGCAATGCTATAC